AGTACAGAAGTACCTGAAAGAAGGCATTACACGCCTTATCAATGACCTTAAGTTAAAATAGGAGAAACCTGATGTTATTAGATGCTATCAAACCATTGGTAGACAGCGGCATCATAAACGAAGATACTCGTCAAGCAATTAGCGAAGCATGGGAAGCAAAACTTCTTGAAGCCCGCGAAAGTGTTCGTGCAGAACTTCGTGAAGAATTCGCTCAAAGATACCAACATGACAAACAAGTTATGGTTGAAGCTCTAGACAAAATGGTAACTGAATCTCTGCAAAACGAACTCGAAGAGTTCGCAACAGAGAAACAAGCTCTGGCAGAAGATCGTGCGAAGTTTAAAGTTCACATGATGGAAAGCAGCACCAAGTTCAATGATTTCATGGTTGGTAAACTGGCCGAAGAAATTAGAGAACTACGTGAAGATCGCAAGCAATATGAGAATAGTGTAAGTAAGCTAGAATCATTTGTGATCAAAGCACTAGCAGAAGAAATCCAAGAGTTTGAGCAAGACAAGCAAGCAGTAGTTGAGACAAAAGTTCGTCTAATTGCTGGTGCCAAAGACAAGCTTGCCGAACTACAACAGAGTTTTATTGCTAGATCTGCAGAACTAGTTAAGGAATCCGTTACCAAGAAACTAGAGTCAGAAATGACTCAACTCAAAGAAGACATCCACATGGCTCGTGAGAACATGTTTGGTCGTCAGATCTTTGAAGCTTTTGCAAGTGAATTTGCAGTTACTCACTTAAATGAGAACAAAGAAATTCGCAAGCTACAAGCTGTCATTGCTACAAAAGAGCAAGCTCTGCAAGAAGCGCAAGCTCAAGCAGAACAAGCTGCAATGATCGTTGAATCAAAAGACAAAGAGATTAAGATTATTAAAGAATCAACAGAGCGTAAGGACATTCTTACAAATCTATTGAAACCTTTAAACAAGGAGAAAGCTGTAGTCATGAGCGAACTTCTTGAGAGTGTGCAAACTGTTAAGTTGCAGAGTGCATACGAAAAGTATCTACCAGCAGTACTTAACAACACAGCCGCACAGACAGCAAAGCCAAAAACAATGCTGGCAGAAGGTCGTGTAGAAGTAACTGGTGATAAATCTGCTAATACACCTGTAGTCGAAGAAAACATTCATAATGTTTTTGAGATCAAGCGTTTAGCAGGGCTAAAGTAAACCCTAAATAGGAGAAAAGGAAATAAAATGACACAAGCATTACTAGAAAGCCGTTGGGGCGAAACTAAAGACGCTCTGTTAGAAGGCTTAAACGGTTCCAAGAGAACCACAATGGGTGTAGTTTTAGAAAACACTCGCAAGCACTTGATGGAAGCAGCTACAGCTGGTGCTACAGCCGCTTCAAACGTTGCAACACCAAATCGTGTAATTCTACCAGTTATTCGACGTGTTATGCCAACAGTTATTGCAAACGAAATCGTTGGTGTTCAGCCAATGACTGGACCTGTTGCACAGATCCACACTCTACGTGTTCGTTATGCAGACAACACCACTGACACCGCTAGCCCATACGCTACTGGTACCACAGCTGGTGATGAAGCACTAAGCCCATTCAAGATTGCTGTTGCTTACTCTGGTTTAACTCCAGGTGGTACAGCTACAACTGGTAAGGCAGCTACTACTAGTACTCTAGAAGGCGTACCTGGTAACCGTATCAATGTACAAATCTTGAAGCAAGTTGTTGAAGCCAAGACACGTAAGCTAAGTGCTCGCTGGACATTTGAAGCTGCACAAGATGCACAAGCCATGCACGGTTTGGACATCGAAGCAGAAATCATGGCAGCTCTTGCACAAGAAATCACAGTTGAAATTGACCAAGAAATCCTAGGTTCACTACGTAGCTTGGCAGCAACTGAGTTTACATTTGACCAAGCAACTGTAAGTGGTACTGCTACTTTTGTTGGTGATGAGCATGCTGCATTGGCTGTTCTAATCAACCGTACAGCAAACCTAATCGCTTCACGTACACGTCGTGGTGCTGGTAACTGGGCAGTTGTAAGTCCAGCAGCTCTAACTGTACTACAGAGCGCAACAACTTCAGCATTTGCTCGTACAACTGAAGGTACATTTGAAGCACCAACCAACACCAAGTTTGTTGGTACCCTAAACGGTGCAATGCCCAAGCAGTTCTAGTTGGTTATAAGGGTTCAAGCGAGGCTGATGCAGCCGCGTTCTACTGCCCATATATTCCTCTAATGAGCTCTGGCGTTGTTCTAGATCCAAGCACATTCGAACCAGTAGTTGGCTTTATGACTCGTTACGGGTACGTAGAATTGACAAACACTGCCTCGAGTTTCGGCAACGCCGCAGACTACTTGGGTGAAATCGCCGTATCCAATCTCTCGTTCCAATGATGTAAATTGTTGTTTCGTAGGATTAAAAAGCACCTTCGGGTGCTTTTTAATGACATATTATACTGAAAAGTTAAGTTAAGTTGTACTTTATGCCTTTTTATTTTGGACCAAGCATAGCAGATCATTACGCTGAATCAGATGAAGTGTTTTTGACCAAATCACTGGTTGAGTGCTTTAGAATTAATGATAAAGAATTATCTGTTTTTGTTTTGTCTTCATCTGATCCTTACATAGAAGATTCGGAAATAATCAATTTTATAAATTCAGACAAGATAGACATTGTTGTACATCCATTGTTTATTCATCCGTGGGCATTTGATTATTTAGAGCAACATTTTTTAAAAGTGCAAATACGCAAACCGTGGATACAAATTACCTGGAACAAAAATTTACAAGGTCCAAATTATTCACATTTTGATTATTGGGCATGTAATTTGTCTGACTTGGTTTATTCCTGGGGTTTTACTGAGTACAACAATAAGAATTGTCATACAAAAAAATATATGTTGAGTTCGCTGAATAACATAGCCAAGGCTCATAGGGTGGTCATGCTTTACTTTTTGCATTTGAATGAATTGATTGATCAATCTCTAATATCTATGTCAGATGACTATGATTATATGAACAATGTTAAAATAAGCAGGCAAAGTTTAGGCGAGTATATAAAAACTCTCACAGATCTATATGATGAACATAAATTTCAACAATTTTATAAAAAATTACCAATTGTGTGCCCACAAGAAATACATGTGCGTATTCCTTTTTGGGTACACGATGCCTATCTTGACTCATATGTAAACATTGCCACCGAGCACGATTTTGTAAATGATTTTGTTAGTGAAAAATCTATGAAACCTTTTTTGACCGAACAGCTAGCAGTGTTTGTGGCTGGTGCCGGCACAGTTCAAAAATTAAGAAACATGGGTTTAGATGTTTTTGATGACATAATTGATCATAGTTATGACAACGAGCATGATCCAAAAATTAGATTACTAATGTTGAATCAATTGATAGCGCAACTTGTAAATTTTGATTGGCCAAAAATTTATATGAACACGGAGCAGAGAAGAAAAAATAATAGAAATTTTTTGTTATCAAGTCAATTATTAGTTCGCTCTTAACAGAGAACTTATTGCGGAGCCAACCGCGTAGGCCTAGAACGCTAACTTAAGGAGAAATAAAATGGCAAGAGGTTTAAAAATCAGTCATAAAAGAGCAGACAATACACTAGTTGACCAAGAAGTATTTGATCCACAAGTCAGTGGTAGCACTATTGGTAGTACAGGTGGTCGTCCGCAGTGGATCACTACAACAGGTGTAAAAACAGTCAAAGTACAATTTAGAGACAGTGCAGGTATTTTACATAGCAATGCATATATTATTGCACAAAAAGGCTCTACTACATTCTTTGTAGCTAACGCAGTAGGTGCAGTAGAAAATCACACACATTCAAATGCTAGTGCAACAATTTGTACACTGGCAGCTGGTGCAAGTGCAGCAACTGGTGCACCCGGAAGCAGCGCAAGCACAATGGCCATTGCTGGTTACAACACAAGCAATGCAGCATTTTATGTTAGCCGTATCAGTAACAAGTTTGTATGGGATCAAAATGATGTTCGCTACAGATATCGTGGCAGTGATAGTGTTGCTACCAGTGGCGCAAGTGGCTTTGCTAACGTGTTTACACACTAAAACACAGTCAACTTAATCTAACCCGCTTCGGCGGGTTTTTTATTGGATTCTTCAAACCTATACGGTGCATAAATACAGTGAACGAGGACGGAAAAATGCCAGTAGTAAAAAGTCTCAATGACGATTACGTAATCACCAACAAAATTCGGGCAAACGCAAATATAACCCTGTCAACTAATACGGTTTACATACAGGGCAATTTGTATGTGGGCGGCAACGCTACTGCTATTACACGAACAGATTTAAATATTACTGACAATATTATTACGGTCAATGCTGGGGAAACCGGTCCAGGAGTAACACTCAATACTGCTGGCATTAATGTTGATAGAGGTTCGCTTGCCAATGTGGCAATCCTATGGAACGAAACAACTGGTGCATGGACGCTGACCAACGACGGAACCACATACGAGGCAATTCAGACCGGGTCTGCAACAGCAGTAACCAGTCCACAAGTTTACGCATTGGTATTATAAGGATTAACAATGGCAATTCATAACACAGTTTTAGTAGATACAGCACAGGCAGCAGCCAATGTACTAGCAGTTACCAGCGTTGGAGGACAAGCAGTAACCACTATGTATTTCTGCAACACAAACACAGCAGCAACAGCTTTTACCTTACATGTTGTGCCTGCAGGTTTTGTGGCCAATGCCAACAACATTGTATACAAGAATAAATTAATTACTTCCGGCGATACTTACATTATTGATTGGGAAAAATTGGTATTGGCTCAAGGCGATACAATTCGAGCAAATGCCAATGTAGGAAATTCAATTGTGGCCACAGTAAGCACTATAGGCGTATAACGAATGGGACGCTATCTAAAAAACACACAACTCGAAGGTGGTAGTTATGCTGTGCAGTTGCCATTGGGCAGTAACAGCATCGGTCCTGATCAGCCAGTAAACGGACAAATTAGATTTAATACTTCAAATAATCGAATAGAAATGTTTTTTGCCGGAGTATGGAATCAAGTTGCAAAGATTGGTTCAGTTAATATCACCGTGGACGAATTCACCGGTGACGGTGTTCAAACACAGTTTGTCATGAGTCAAGCGGAATCCAGTGTTAGTGCTGTGCTAGTATCAATCGGCGGCGTTTATCAGCAACCAACCACAAACTATACCGTAAACGGCACCACCACAATCACTTTCACAAGTCCACCACCAGCACCTGGTGTTAACCCTAACAAAATTGTTGTAGTACACAATCTCAACAGCACTGATGCTGCATAAGGAGCAGCCGTGGCTATAGGCAGAATAAGCGGCGCTCTTCTTTTTAGTGATCTAGATAGACAAGGTACCGATCTTGCGTTTACCACGAACGGTAAGCCGCTGACCTACATGGACTTTACCAACTTTAGATTTGGTGTTAACACTAATTCTGTAGTTGATACTTTTACAGTTACTGGCACTGCTAATGTGTCTGGAGTGACCAAAATTTACGGCAATTTAGTTTTGGCATCCGGTACGGTGTCTACAAACAAAACTACTGGGGCACTCGTAATTTTAGGCGGAGTTGGCATTACTGGCAACTTGTATGCGGGCAATTTGTCAGCTGATAACTTTACAGGAAATATTTCTAACACTACCGGTACATCTGTTTTTGGAAATATAGCTGTAACTGAGGCCGGAGTGTTTGGTTCATTAAACACTGCAAATGCAGTTATAACAGGTGGGTACATTAATAGCATTGCCAACATTACTGCTATAACTGCACAGTTTACAAATTTCAGTACGGCAAATGCAGTGGTATCAGGTGGTTACATTTCTTCGTTGACCAATTTGACAGCTACCACTGGCAATA